AGCATACGATCAATACTATAGACGCATCACCAAGAAACGTAAGTTTTTAGTGGATGAAGAAAGCTCTTACTATAGAGATATTACAGACTTAGACAAGGAAGAGAGACAAAAGCTAGAAAATGGGATTTATAGAATCAGAAAGCTACATCAAGAAGCCGATTCTATGGGAATAGATAAATCAGATTTACCAGCTCTTGTGAATATTCAAACCGTAGATAGAGACTTCATAGAGCTTAATGTAATGCTTAATGGGCAAAACGTTTATTCAGGTGAAGACAAGACAGGTATTAATGAAACATTTCCCTTTGCTCCTGTCCTATGTTACTTAGAGCCAAGCATATGGGAATCTACTCAAAGAATACAGGGGATCGCATCAACTCTTTATTCAGCCCAACGACAGTTCAACAAACGACACATGAAAATCATTGATATGATGGATAGCACAATCTCAACGGGATTCAAATATCTTATTGGCTCTGTTCCAGATGTAGGAGATTTACAACAATCAGGGCAAAACAAGTTAATTGGTGTTGATCCAGAAAACGCACCTGAGGGCTTAAATTCTGTTCAAGAGCTGCAAGGAGGTCAAGCTAATCCTTCGTTGATTGAATATCAAAACGTTTTAGATCAACTAACGCTTACATTGTCTAACGTAAACGAGTCTGTTCTTGGTGTTGATGACAAAGGTAACACTCAGGTTTCGGGGCGTTTAGCTCAAGTGCGTATTGGTCAAGGACTTAGATCTAATCGTAAGATATTCGATAACGTAGAAGTTACTCAAAAGGTATTAGGTGGATTAGTTCTTAAAGCAATTCAAAATCACTATCCTCCGGGTAAAGTAAAGAGAATAATCGGTGAAGATCCTACAGAGCAATTTTATGAAAAAGAGTTTGAACAATACGATGCAGTAATCAAAGAAGGAGTCAGATCCCAATCACAAAAAGATGCTTACTATTACGAACTTGTTAACCTCAAGCGTGAAGGAATTGTCGATGTTCCTCAATCTGAGATAGTGAAATCTCTTCAAATGGCAGGCATGAGCGATCTTCAAGAAGCTATAGCACAGCAAGAACAAGCGCAACAGCAACAAACTCAAGAAACACAAGCTAAACAAGATGCTCTTGTAGAAGCAACCACTAACGAGAAAAATGCTTTAGCGCATGAAAGAGACACCCGAGCTGACGCAAATGAAGGGTTAAGAATCGAGAGAACTAGCGAGTCAGTGCAGAATTTAGCAATGGCGGAACTCGATAAAGCTAAGGCAATAGTAGAAATTTCCAAGCTTCACGAAGACAGGCTAGTACAAGCATTGGAATTGATAAATAAAATACATCAACAAGAAGTTGTTGAAAAACAAAACGCTGATTTAACAGTAGATGCAGAATCAAAAAAAGAAAGAAGCACAAATCAACCTCAACAAGAGGCAGTAAACCAACAACCATAATTCTAGGGAGGATATATGGAAAAAAAATCGATGACATCTGGAAAAGGGATGTACTCAACAAAGGACAATCCTATGGCTCAACCATCTAGGACAAGTTCAAAGTGTGGTCCAGGGTCTAACCCGGATCAAAGTAAAGCAAATAGATTGCTACAAAAAGCACATGCAGAGAAAGTATCTCTACGTGGCAAGAGTGGTATGTAATTAGGTAAAACATGCAGATGATGCAAGACCCAGTTTCTAAATTAATTCTTCCCGAGAAGTTTGTCGCGGAGAAAAACGCGTTAAAAAAATCTCTAAACAAAATCGTGGAGAGTGCAGTTAATTCAATAAAGATTGACGAAACATATTTTCTGGTATTGCATGCAAGTTTTGATCCTAACGATCCTAAAACATTTGTTGTTAGTCAAATAGTAGCAAGTTTAAAGCTTCCTTCTTTTACTAGTAATCAGATGGTTTTTTGGGTGAATCCAAAGAAAGGAATATGTGAGCTTCTATGGATAGTAGCACCCAAAAAGAAGGGTGAGAAGCTAAAAGTAGAGTTTAATAAAGAAGGTGTCGCCTACCTACAAGCAAAGGGCGCAATGCCATCGTAAGAGGCTGTCTTACGTTTAAAACGGGAGAATAAAATATGGATACAGAAACCGTTGCTGTACCTGAACAAGTTGAGGTTGTGCAAGAAGTTAGTCAAGAATCGATGAATCAAGAGCCGATGGCTAATGATACACAAGTACTTGAAAATAATGATGTTGCACAAACAGAAGAACCGGATAAAGAGCAAAATGTACCTTTATCAGCTCTACAAAAGGAGAGACGAAAAAGGCAGGATGCAGAATCTGAACTTAAAATGTATAGAGAGCATCAATTAAAACAGATGCAAGGAAATAACCCTCAGGAAGAAGATGAAAGCCAATATGAGCCTGTTACAAAAGCAGAGCTTAGTAAGTATAAGGATCAAATGGTTAGAGATGTCGATGAAAAGACATGGATTCGTCAAAACCCTGAGAAAGCAGAAATTATAAACGAAAAATTAGCTAAATTTTTAAAATTGAGACCTAACTTAGCTGCGGCCATAGAAGCAGCGCCAAACAGATATGAAGAAGCATGGGATTTGTTGGACAAATTAAGTCCAAAGCAAAAAGCAGTGTTGAATAGCTCGCAAGCTACTAAAAAGATAGCTCCGAACTCACCTTCGGGGATACCAAAGGCAGCAGCGATAAATCAAACTGTAGAGTTTAGTTCCATGACCGACAAAGAATTTAATGCTTGGAGGGATTCTAAGCGCAAGCGAAGGTAAGGTCTCCAATATGGAGATAATATGGGTGTAACAACAACCACACAATACGGCTCAATGAGCGACAGATGGGCGCATAGAGCTTTATTGCAAAGATCAAAACCTAAGAATGTTCACAATTTATTTGGTAGAGCATTTACCTTACCGAAAAAAAATACCGATACAATGGCATTTAGAAGACAAGAAAACTTGAATTCTGATCCTGTTGTATTATCTGAAGATGCAGATCCAGCACCAGAGCAAATCCAAAAATTTGATATCAACGTAACAGTACAAGAATTTGGTAAAGTAGTTCTTTTATCAAGAAAAGTATTGTTAGTTGTTGAAGATGATACAGCAAATGAAACTGCGGATAATCTTTCTCAAACCATGCATACCATGCTTGATAAAGTTACTCGTGATGTTTTTGAATCTGCTGTGCCGCAAATTTCTTGTCTTAGCGGTTTTAATGGAAATGCGATTACTGAATTAACGCAAGTTGATGTTGATAGAGCTATTGCATATTTAGATCAAAATGATACTGAGAAAATGACTCCTACTATAGAAGGTAGTAGCCATTTTGGTACAGGACCGGTTGAAGCTGCTTTTTGGGTAACTGCACACACTAAAGTAAAACCTGATATTAGAGCTTTAGACGCTTTTATTCCTACTTCTCAATACGGTAGCCAAGAAGCTGTTTTACAAGCTGAATTTGGCTCTACTGATGAAGCTAGATGGGTAACATCTACATTGGTTCATGTAACTGATGACGCAGCTCCAGTATACAGCAACACCTTTATTGGTGCTAATGCATACGGATATGTTGGACTTGATGAAGTTTCTACAGAGATGATCTTAAAACCATTAGGATTTAACGATTATTTAAATAGATTCCAGTCTATGGGATTCACTGCATATTTTAGCGCAGCGATTCTTGACGACTCACACATTGTAACATTGCTTTCAACAAAAGCGTAACATAAGGAGATAGAAATTATGTCAGATTTATTCGAAGGTCAAACAATGACCGAATCCTTTAAATGTATTTCTGCAGGGGCAGCAGCTACATTCACATTTGGCTTTGAGCCAGATAAGGTTATTTTTTATAACCTAACAGACTGGACAGCGACAGCAGGGACATTCCCTATTTCTGTATGGATTCGTGGTTTAACCACTGATACAGATGCTTATCAGCACCAAGTAATTGATTCATCAGCGGGTGCATCATTTAACTTTGTATTGGAAGGCACTAACGGTTTTACCGTAGCAAATACAACTGGTGGAGTAGCCGATTATAGAACAGCTATCACCGATATAACACAAGCAGATCCTTGTGTTGTAACTGCTGTAGCGCATGGAATGGCTACTGGTTGGGAAGTTCGTATCACTGATTTAGGATCAGAAATGCTTGTAGCTCGTGGCATGGATCAACTTAATGACAATAGATATTCAATCACCGTTCTAACGGCTGATACATTCTCACTTCAGGATGTAATCACTGGTGAAGATATTGATTCTTCTGCTTATACAGCATATGTATCTGGTGGAAGTGTAATTGGTATCTCAAGAACACAAGCATTAAGTAGTGCTTTTGAGTACGATCCTATTTCTTATAGGCTTACTGCTGGCACAGCGGTTATGGCTACAGATGGAGATGTTTTTTTCATCGAGGCAATAAGATATGGAAATAGAATCCATGATCTTGGAGATTTAGGATAATATATAAATATTGTGTTGGGCTTCTATAAAAGGAAGCCCTTCATTTAAAGAAAGAAATAGTATGGCAACAGGTCAAGAAGAAAGAAGATATGACATATTAAGCATAAGTTTGAGCTGTCCATGTATTGTGACAACAACTACAGCCCATGGGTTATCAGATTATGATTTTGTTAGATTAATGAATTTGAATGGTTGGAAAACGGCTCCATTCCCTGTTGATCCACTGGAGGGAAATAAGTATCGAGTAATTGTTACCGATACAGATAAATTTAAAATACAAGATCCAGTAACTTTTGAATACATAGACTCAACAGACTTTGCGGCTTATGTGTCAGGAGGAAATGTTAATTTTGTACAAAATAGCTTCGATTATGAAGAATAACAAAAGGAAAAAAGATGGTTAAGAAAGAAGTTTTAGAGCAGCCCGCTAAAATAGATGAAATAATGAAAGAAGCGCCAAAAGAAGAGGCGTTACCGATAGATAAAATGCCTTTAAACACGCTATCTGATTATGTTAGATATAATCGTGAGGCAAGAAAGTTAAATCACAAGTTAAAAATATGCAGATATCCTGCAAAACCTTGTCCTGTTGAACTACATCCAAAAGAGACAATAGTTTTTGCTAGAAAGGATCAACCTTCAAACCCATTACCAGTCATGGTATCTAATGATATTATTGATTTTAAGATGACTTTAATACCTGGCAAGACATATGAGCTGCCACGATGTATAGTTGAATATTTAGCCAAGAAGGGCAGGCCCGAGTGGAAATGGTTTGATAATCCAGATGGTTCTAGGGAGACAAGAAAGGCTTCAATGGACCCAAGGTTTGCATTAAGAACAGTATATAAGGATTAATTATGGCGCAGTTTGTTTCAGATTGTTTAAGAGTAATGCGACTTGCAATAGGCAGGCGTAATGAAAATGATCCAGATTCCAATGACACAACATTAAGACAGTATTTGAATGATTTTATTACTTTCACAATGTCTGATGATGTGAAATTGTTTGAACAATATGGTAGTCTTACCTTTTCAATTGATGAGACAAACACAACTGGAGTCTATACCTTCAATGATGTAGGCGCGGACAGCAATTTCGTTAATATATCATTAGAAGGTTTTATAACGCTAACAGATCCCCCTGACGAATCAATTTCCTGGAACAGACTAGAAATATATCAAGATCCAGGGGAGTTTTACGGAAATTGGGGGATTAATAACACAGATATATTGACAGCTGGTTATCCTACTGAAATGCTTTATTATGGCGCCGAAATGGTCTTTAGAACGATACCTGACCAAAGTTACGATGTAACAATATATGGATATAAAGAATACGCAGGATTTGGAGA